ACACCAGCCACAATTCTTATGTAATTTTTCATTACCTTTCTGCCCATCCGGTATTGGATTGTAACAGTATTCTTTAGGGGGAGATTTCTTTTTCAAACATTTCTTTATTGTTTTAATCTTACTAATAATATTAGGCTTGTCTAAATCTTCTGGTTGATAAAGACAAAGTTCTCCACTCTCTTTATTAATAACTAAGAACCCTCCATTATCTGTACCTTCAGATTCTTCGTACCCGGCAAGTTGTCCTAGATAACCAAAGGGATCGTCTTCACGCAGAGTACCATTCTTAAATTTATAAAAAGCAAAGCCTGATGCAGTTTTTATATCAACAACTTCATCATCAATTATACAATCAAGATGTCCTGATACACTGTCTACTACTACTTCTTTTTGTTCAGAAGTAACATCATGTCCTGAAAGCCTTACTAATAATAAAACTAATTCTTCCAAGAGATGACCATATAGAAATTTAATTTGTGTTGAAGGTTTAATTTTATTTTGCTCTTTAGTATATTTATATTTAGAATCATACCAAAGTTTTCTAGGATGAAGACCTACATTAGACATCCTTATAGAAAATTCAGTATCTCTCTTAGCCGGGTTAGCCCATGAAGACATAACTTTCTTTATGTTTTCTCCAAAGTCTTCTATGTCTTCTTCGGACAAAGCAATTCCTTTACCATCAGATAAAGGTTCTAATGCTTTGTATATATCTTCAACTAGATTTATCATCTTTATGCTCCATTAATTCTAACTTGTGCTGTATTTTTTTTGTATATTTATGATCCACTAAATATACTTGTCTATTATCTGCATTATAATTTAATAGTCGTACTCCTTTTTCTTTTTGGATAGCTGTTCTTCCTAGACCTGCACCCGGTTTACGTTTTTCACCTGTCGTAAAGTTATGATTTCTTGTAGTTTTAACATCTATTAAAATAATTTCGTTTGTCTCAGGTTTCCACGCTATCATATCAACCATGCCGGTGCTACCTGCATTTGGAAACACTTCATATCCTTGATCCCACAGCCAAGTGACTGCATAAAATTCAGCTAAGTCTCCTTGTCTACTAGGAGAATGTTTAGAAGAATTTACTCCAGTAATTTTCATATAGTCTAAAGTCTTATACATTCCATGTTGTTTATAATAATCATAACAGGGATGACTAGGATTACCTAGTCGATACCTCCTACCATTAACATACTTACGAGATTTATTCTCATAAAATCTAGCATAAGGTACTATCATATAGTTTTCTCCTCTGTTGTTGGGCGATGTGTATAGAGTGGACATTTAGAACTTGTACATCTTTCTACCTGTTCACGCCAGCTTCCATTGCCTGGATCATAAATACATTCTTTACACATTTTATCTATAGCTTTAACTAATTTCTTTTCTAGTCTGCTTTTAGTATGTTTCATTTGTACCCTCTATTATTCTATTAAGGTAAGTTCGCCTGTCCAAGTACAAAGCTCATAAAGATCATAACTTTCTTTTTTCTCATCTTCTTTATAATGTACAGTTATGCAAAGCTTCTGATATTGAGGATAACCTTCTTCTAGCTTTGCAAGAACTTTACTCGCTTGTCTAATGCTTGTTGTTTTTATATGTTCCATAGGAATCCCCCAATCATATTCTTCAGCCCAAACTGTATATACTTTAGTGCGTTTCATTGGTAGCCCTTTCTTTATATTTTATATGTCGTATAACTCTTGAACCATTTCTTTTATCACCTTTATAAAAAATAAATCCTAACCTTTCTAACTCAATAGGTCTTGAAGATATAGTGCTATAACCCATATCAGGGTGTGCGGCCTTCATCTCTTTTACAGTAGCTCCTTTTTCTCCAGATTCTTCTACAAGATCAAGAACAAACGCTCTTGTTTTAGCTAGAGGAATAGAGTATGCGGCATCTCTACTTGTTTGTGGGTCATTTTTTCTGTGTAATTTATAAGGTTCTATGTTATCAAATAAATTTTGTTGTCTTGTATTAATGCGTTTCATACCAGTTATCTCCTATGTGATATTCACCATCTAAAGGACATTTCATATCGAATGAAAGCCCTGCGTTCTTTATAGCTAATATACCTAGTATACCTACTTCTTTAGCATCTTTCTCAGTCACTTCTATTTGCCACTCATCATGTATGTTGGCTACAAAGTGAGCGTCAAGATTCTTTTCTAATATATATTCATTGAGAAGTTGTAATGCTTTCTTCATTACAATAGCTCCGGCCCCTTGGAGCAGAGCATTTAAAGCGGAGTGCGCGGATCTTATAAATATCTTTCTACCATCTAATCCTTTTATATGTCCTTTCTCGGCTGCTCTTGTAACTCTGTTCTTAAGATTTGCAAGTGATGGGAGATTAGCAAGGAAGCGTTGCTTAAGTTGTTGACCATCTCTTCTACCTCCGCCAACCACTGTTCCAAGTTTTGCATCTCCTGCTCCGTATATGAAGGCATAGATGAAAGTTTTAGCCTGAGTTCTAGATTTAAGTCCTGCAAGTTTTTGATTAGCGGTGTGTATGTCTCCGGTAAGAACTTCATTTGTAAACTCCTTATCATTCATGTAGTGGGCTAACATTCTTAGTTCTAAACTAGCAGCATCTATCCCCACTAGTTTAAATCCAGGTGGTACAATCCAACAGCTTCTGCAATCCTTCCCATAAGGTGAGGTAGAACTCGGAACTTGGGCTAGGTTAGGTTCTCTATGTGTCATGCGTCCAGTGATAGTCCCGTTAGTATTAACAAAACCATGTACTCTACCTGAGTCATCTGCTTTTTCTAACCAAGATTTTATTTGTGCGATACGTTTCTGATACATTAAATAATTGGCAATCAATTGTGCTTGAGGTATATTTTTTATCCTTTTTAGTGTACCCTCATCCACTATTGGTTGACCAGTAGGTGTAAAGTTTTTAGGCTCCCACCCAAACCTTTGTAAGTATTCTCCTATTTGTTTTCTAGAACCTAAGTTAAATTCAGTACGCTTTATTCTTTTTATTTGATCTTGCTCATTCAAGGTATCATATTCTTCTGAATTTAATCTGTATCTTTTACCATCAGAATCAACAGCCACCTTGGATAATTTATTAGCCGCTGTTTTTATTGGATATAATATTAAAGTATTTTCTTCTGGTTTAAATTCCTTATGTACTTCTTTAACTGTGCTATTTAATTTATCTTGAAGTACGGCATTTAATAAAGTTGCGAATTTAACATCTAATAAGAAACCTTTCTTTCTTTGTTTATCAATTATACCACATATAGATTGTTCTAAATCAATACATTCCCTGGAAAACCCCGCCTTCTCCTTGCATAAAACATCATAAACTTTTTTATTAATAATAACATCTCTCTCACAATATACTACCATCTCTTTTGAGAAAGTATCGTACTCTTTAAAATCAATCTTAGGAAGTTTTACTCTGTATCCCCACGATTCTAAACCATGATTCCCTTCTCGTACCGGATTAAATAACCTGGATAAGACAAGTGTATCCACCAAAATTTTATTGGACAAATCAATGTTAAGTAGTTCTTTAATTACTGGTATATCAAACCCAATAATATTATGTCCAATTAATTTGTCAGCCTTTTGTAATCTCTCAACTCCTTCAGTTAAAGTATTACCATAATATGAAGATACTTTTTCTGTATCAACATCACATATACTTATACACCAAATCTTAGTAGCATTTAAATCATCTGTTTCAATATCAAAAACTAATGATGTCATAGTTCTTCTCCGTCATCTTCATTAGTAAAGTAGTCCTCATCTATTTCAGATAAACGACCAGTGTCTTGATCATATAATAAATGAGTAGCTAAACCAACATCTCCAGTATACCTGGATTTTAATACACGTAGGCGGGTAGTGTGAGATTCTTCAGTATCATCTGCTTGTTGGTTACGTTCAAGAGCTATAACACAATCAGACAACTGAGCAATACTATGAGAACCTCTTAGATGATTAAGACCTACAGTGATACCATTCTCATGGCCCCTGTTACCTTCTACTCTTCTTAGATGTGACACTAGTATCATACCTACATTTGTTTCTTCAACAAGAGAACGTAGCCTAGTCATAATACTATCAATAGTTCTTCTCTCATCTCCTTCTGTTGTGTTTGAAACCAACATATTTAAGTGATCTACTACGATCCATTTACATTCACATCCAATAATTAAATATCTTATCTTACTAAATATTTCATCAATATCAGTAGCACCAAAATGAGCATGTATCCATATTCTACCATCATTATAAATTTTACTATAAAGATCGTTCAAATATTTAAGACCTTCTTGGCTCTCCATATATCCTTCTCTAACATGATCCATATATATTTTATCATTTGCTTCAATTGACATTAAACAATCCATTGTTCTTAAATCCTGTTCCTCTAAAGAAACTATTCCTACATTATCTGATGTATTATTAATAAGCCAATACTCCAATTCTCTGGTAATACTAGACTTCCCTAGACCAGTTCCTCCAGTTAATGTAACTAGTTCTCCTCTCCTTAATCCATAAAGCTTTTTATTTAATCCCTTCCAAGGGTATGGAACTGATTGTTTCTTTTCTCTATTAAAATATTTTTCTCTTAAATCTCTAGCATTAACTACCCCACTAGGAGTATATGGTTTGGCATCCCACCAAGCACTGACATAAGTATGATTACTACCTTTGCGTAGCATATCATTGGCATCTTTAAAGTCTTCGGAGAGAGTTAAAATCTTAGCTTTACCTGGAGTTAATAACCTTGCTACTTTTAGTGCTGCTTCTTTGCCGGGCTTATCATTGTCAAAGTTTATAACAACCTCATCAAACTTTTCTAAGTATTCTATAGATTGTTTAACATCTTTAGTTGCTCCGGCAGCACCGCTTTTAATAGAAACAACAGGCCATTTAGATCCAAGCAATTCATATGCTGCCATAGCATCACACTCACCTTCAACTATAGTAATATACTTTCCACCTGCTCTAAATAATTGTTCACCAAATAAACCTGTTCCCTGAGAAGTACCTTTCCAAACAAACATCTTATTCTTTTCTCTAACTTTATAACCTGCTATCTCATTATTAATATAGTAAGGATATAAATGTTTAATAATTTTTCCTTCATAATTTGTTACTGCTTTTACTCCATATTTCTTAGCAGTATTTTCTGAGATACCTCTATCTGTTAGTGCTATAAATTCTCCTTCTGCATCGTTCATAGAATTATTCCTATAAGTTTTTATATCTGTTGGTCTTTGTTCCATTGGTAAAGCACAAGACTTTTCATAATTTTTAAAGTGTGTCCTGCAACTAAAACAAAAACCTGATCCATCTTTATTGACAGACACAGGATCACTTCCGCCACAATCAGGGCAAGGTAAATGGTACTTAGCAAATGCCATATTTAATCCTCTTTATCTTTGTTCCCATCAGCATCCATTTGACAACCTGGAGTACACTCATGTTCTATTAAAAAATTATGAAGGGATTGAATAGCTACCTTTTTAATCTCACATTGAGCCATCAATTCTTTCATATCATTAGTAGCTTTTTTGGCTAGGAAATATCTTTTCTTACCTTCAGAACTGAAGAGGGAGACATCGAAGTCTCCCATCTCAGTCCGAAAGATAATTGTAGGTTTATCTTCCGGTTTTATTTTCATAACTCATCACTCTCCTCTAGTGATTCTTCAATATTAAACTCATCTCCAGCCCCATTAAAAGTTATTAGGTCTAGAACTTGAACTGCCATTAAATCGAAACCTTTAAAAGTTTTTCCATTACGCTGAGATTCCCACTCTTTGTATTGAACTCTAACTTTTGATCCGTTACCTACAGATACATCAATTTCGTTCTTAGCTTTATCAAAAAGTTTAGGAGCCGCATTAACTCTTCCATTAGCACCTTCAACTTTTCTCTTCATAACTAAAGCTAAACCCTCATCAAATTCCTTTACAGGAAATCCTTTAGATTTAAAATCAATAGCAACCTCATTATCAACAATTAAGTTAATGCAATACTGCGGTTCCCATTTAGTGTTGGGGCTTGTAATGCTTGCCCATTTTGCAATGCCTGTTTGAACAGCCATATCTTATACCTCCTTTAGGTATGTAGTTTATATATAATAAAAAAACTTCCCTGTCAATTTTCCCCTCTTTATTGCATTATAACACCTTAGTGTTATGGTTACAATTCATTCATATTCATTCATATCCTTTAAAATTTCTTTACGAACTCTCTTCTTTATTTCTTTATTAGCATCAGAAATAACTTTTATATCTGAAAGTTTTACTTTATAATTTTTCCAATGCAATGCTTCGGGAGGATCTATATCTAATTTATATTCCCAAACACCCCCATCTATATCAGTGAAAAACATTTGACCTATCATGTTTTGTCCCATCTATTTCTAGTTGTTCCAAATAACCTATTCATTTTTTCCTTTTGGGCTGAAGTTACTGCTGTTACTTCACCATAAGTACAGGGTGGACATCTTTGTATTTGCCCACCAGAATTTATATAAGCTGTAACTTCTGTGCTTACTCTTTTTCTTAAATCATCTTTATTTTCTTTTGGTATGTCAGCTTTTACTATTCTACTTTCATACAGCCATGACTTATCCATCTTCCTTCTCCTTTAATTAAAAAGAGGGGGTTGTTACACCCCCTTAATACTCACGCAGCTATTTTCTGTTCAAATAAATTTGGATCGGAGATAATTTTCTTAACTATATTCTCCCGTCTGCTCCTGATACTAGCAACACTTCCAGACTTCTTAGTTTCAACATGAGTTGACCAATCCGTTAGTGTGTTATACATCGCCCACATATTTGAGCCAAGAGTTACTTTATATTTCTCCCAAGCACCCCAGAGATAAGCTACATTTCTGGAACGTCTAACTTCATCATCATTTAAAACAATCTCAACAGGATGACGATAGTTATTTATTAAGAATTGATTTTTAGTAGCAAC